GGAATGCGAGCGCTTGATGGGTTGGCCAGACGGCTGGACTCTCAGCGAGCACTGGAAACCTTCGGGGCGAGAACACATCGTGAACTTCAAGCGCGAGATTGGAAGGTTGGGGTGAGCAATCAGGACTTGAATAAGGAGGGCTATCTGGTTGGCAGTTTGACAGGTGGAGGGGCGGACTCTCCTCAATCTGAGCGGATATTTGACGAGCGCGGATTATCCCCAACGCTTGATACTGGAAGGGCGATTCCACAAGTTTTTCGCAAGTCTACCCGTGGCAGCACGCCTAGCCAAACGGAGTCGTGGGTGGAGGCGCAGGCAGCGAATACGCTGAACAACTTTGACATCGGAGATACTCGGACAACTCACGCTGTGGTTGGCTCGGGGCTAGGTGAAGATGGTGATTTGCCAAAGCACTTGGATGGGCACCGCTACCGATGCTGCGGCAACGGTGTGGTGGCTCCAGTCGCCGAGTGGATTGGCAGGAGGATCGTAGAAGTAGATCGCCGATGGCGAGAGGAGGAGGCAAAGTGAGCAAGCAGTACGAGTTTGTGAAGGCAGAGCAGCGCAGTCCAGAGTGGTTTGCACTCCGCAAGGATGGCATCACGGCGACGGATGCAGCGGTCATCGCAGGGCTTTCGCCCTACAAGACGCCGTATCAACTCTGGGCAGAAAAGCGCGGAGACTATACGCCTGAGCCGCCTGGGGCGGCAGCGGTGCGCGGCATCCTGCTCGAGAACACGGTCGCCGAGTTCTACGAGATGGAGACGGGCACGGAGTTGCGTCGGAGCAACGGGATCGTCCGGCTGAAAGAGATCCCGTGGGCGATGGCGAGCCTTGATCGCACGGTCGTCGGCAGCGATGGCCTCGTGGAGATCAAGACCTCGGCGTCACCCCGCTGGAACATTTATCCCACCCCGCCTGAGGTGGAAGCGCAGGTTCAATGGCAGATGTTCGTCACAGGGGCACCGTGGTGCGATGTGGCGGCGCTGCTAGGTGGGCTGGTGTTCCGCATCCAGCGCGTGGAGGCGGATCTTGAGTATCAGACTCGCCTTTACCAGAAAGCAGTCGCCTTCCGCGATGCCGTGATGAACGGCACGCCGCCGGCGCTGCAGGGCGAGGACTCCGATGCGCTCGCGGCAGTGATGCCACAGGCCACGGAGGAGTGGGCACAGGCAACCGATGGCGTGGATCGCGTAGCGGCGCTCTACGCGGAAAAGCAGTACGAGGCGAAGTTGCTCGATCAGGAGTTGCAGAACCTCGCGATCAGTCTCAAGGAGGCGATCGGGTCAGGTCAGGGGGTCGTCGGCAACGGTTGGCAGGCGACTTGGAAGCAGAACAAGCCGACGGTCAAGACGGACTGGGAGGCGGTCGCGAAGGCGCTTCGCACGCACGCGCCATCCGTCTATGACCGGACAGAGGCGATGTTCACAAGTGAGAAGCCTGGGGCTCGAGTCTTCAGGTTCAAGAAGGAGGCAGACGGTGAGTAAACAGATCGCACAGGCGCTCGCGGCGCCATTTGACGCGAAGGATCTCAAGACCCGCCCTGGCAGGGCTGGCCTCGTGTTCACATACGCAGATGCTCGGGCGGTTGCCCAGCGTCTTGACGATGTGCTCGGGATTGACGGATGGCAGTTTGAGGTCAAAGTGGCCGACCCTGCGCGCGCCGTGGTACACGGCTCACTCGCGGTCGTCATCGAGGGCAAGACGACCATCCGGCAAGACTTTGGATATCCGAACAGCGCACAGGATGACGAACCGCTCAAGAGCGCGGCATCGGATGCCCTGAGGCGCTGCGCGGCACAGATCGGCGTCGGACGGAGCCTCTACAGCCCTGAGAAGGGTATGCAGACCCTCCCGAGGGCGGCATCGCCCGTCAGCGTGGCGCAAACCCCGAAGCCAGAGGGTTTGAGCACGCTCTCGGACGATGACCGGCTCGCGCTCGAGGCGGCGATGATCTTCGTCTCTGAGACGGCAGACGGCTCCTGCTCACACGGCGAGAGGTGGAGCCTCAAGCCGGGCGGGGTCAGCAAGGCCTCTGGGAAGCCCTATCAGCCCTTCTGGGCGGCCTCACATAAGGCGCCTGACGGCTCGTGGTGCAAGGAGAAGCCGAGCATCAAGTGGATCGCCGCGCAGAAGGCTCCTGAGCCGAAGCGCGTGCCCGAGGAGAGCCTTGAGGAGTTGCCGTTCTAACGGCTGAGAGGAGGCACAGATGAGCCTATGGATCAAATGGTCAGCGAGCGCCCACAAGGACGCCGTGATCTCGAGCCTGACGGATACGCAGTTCCGCGCCTTCATCACGATCCTGGAGGTCGCGAAGGAGATGCGGAAAGACGGGCGGTTTCGTGACCGGCAGCACCTATCCACAGTCATCGGCCATCGGCTCGCTCGGGCGGTGCCTCGACTCATTCTCGAGGGGCTGCTAGAGGTGTCTGGGGATGGAGTCGTGACCGTCTCGGGCTGGTCTCGATGGCAAGTGGACGCGACCTCGGCTGCTCGTGCCGCTCGCTATCGTGCTCAGAAAGAGCCTGAGTCACGGTCGCGTCACGCTCTAGAGAAGAGCAGAGCAGAGCAGAGAAGAGAAGAGCAGACTCTTACTAATACGAGACCGATGCAGATCGGAGAGATTCTGCGAGGACGGAGATGAGGGTTTCTTTGACGGATGAGGAACTGGAGAAAGCCAAGACGGTGGGAGATGGACGGAATGCCCAGAACGAGCGCAGCCAAGATGCCGCCTACTACGACAGGGCACTGATGCAGGATGACGAGACGGCATCCTTTGCAGCGGCAGTCGCGGAGTGTGCGGTGGCAAAGGCGACCGGTCGGGTCTGGCACGCGAAGGTCTGGCCCGCCGCCGAGCACTGGAAGCATCGGGACGAGCCGGATGTGGGCAAGAACATCGAGGTGCGGCGTATCCGTGAGCCGCAGAATGGCCTCGTCGTCAGGGAGAAGGATCTGAACAAAGACAAGGTGATCTTCGTGGCGTACCCGATCCCAGAGACGGGGTTCAGGGAAGTGGAGGTCATCGGGTGGCTACGGGCAGAGGATGCCTGGGAGAAGGGCGAACCCTACAGGGTCGCGACACGCCGCGTGCCGCAAGATAGGGTTCACAAGTGGATAGGAGCGACAGATGATCGAGAGGGATGAGATGCTAGTAGCAGCGATCCGATCCTTCGTGAAGGAGCACGGCTTTGCGCCGACGGTTCGTGAACTCGCCGAGATCCTCGGCTGGGGCCACGGCACCACGCAGCGCGCGCTCGGCGAACTTGCGAGGAGCGGGCAAGTAGAGAGACGAGAGCGGACAGCCAGAGGCATCCGCATAAGGGGGTTGTGATGGCATTCACAGACTTGGTGCAATGGGCCGCGATGTGCGGCTACGAATACAAGCAGATCCTGAAGACGGAGCACGAGACCTGGGTGGTCGTGATCGCTGACCGAGATGGCAGCGAGATCACCTGCGAGGCAGATACGCAACAGAATGCCGTTGAGGGTATGATCCACCGGCTCAGCGCGATGCTGGAAGGAGGGATGCACAATGTCGGCGAAGAAGGCACCTGCGAAGACTGCGGCAACTAAGGGGAGCGGCGCGTCGTGGACGCCCGCGCCCTGCTACCTATGCTCTGGGATGATCGGCGACGGCAAGCAGGCGCTCCGCGTCAGACGGATTGACTTTGGCGAGTCGCGCAAGTCATACTCGTGGGCACATAGGGGGTGCTGGAAGTGAGCAGACATAGCGAACTCGACATTGACCGCCAGAATGCTGAGCGCTCCCGTAGGGGCCGCACCGCAAGGCAGCGCGGCAACGCCTTTGAGCGCGAGGTTGCCAAGCGTCTCGGCGCTCAGCGCGTCGGGCAGTTTGGCGGTAGGCAGGATGTCGCGAACGACTGGATCGCCGTGCAGTGCAAGGTCGGCAAGTCATATCCTGAACGGCTGGACGGATGGCTGCGTGCGATCCCCGTCAAGGGCGATCAACTTGCCGCCCTCGTGGTAGGCGACTCGCCTGGAGCCGGAGGTCGTCGTCGCACGATGATCGTGCTGGATCTAGACGACTTCGTGGCGTGGTTTGGGAGGGCGAATGCCAAAGAAGAAGCCTGAGACGGTCGAGGATCGCGTGCTGAAACTCCTGATCCATCGCACGCAGGTACTCGGGGTGCTCGGGGATACTGAGTACGCACTCGGGTATGTGGACGGCGTGACAAAGGCGATTCAGATCGTCAGCGGCCTAGAGCCGATCGAGAAGGCGATCCTGAGCACCAAGATCGAGACTCGCGAACAGTGAGACGAGCGGTCTGGCTATGGACGCTCACGACGATCATCGCGTCGTTGATCATCCTGACGATGCCGGTCGCCGATGTGGTGCTGCGTGACTCGCATCGCCCAGAGCCTACGCCCGTGCCTGTGATCCCAGAGATCAGGATGGCAGTCGGCAAGGCAACCTGGTACGACGCGACAAAGAACTCAGCGTGGTACACGAGGGGCGACAAGCCGACCCTGTTCTACGCTGCCGCAGGCCCAGCGCTGCGGAAGATCAAGGACTTCCGATGGGGCAAGAAGCCGTATCGGATCATCGTGGAAAACATCGCCAACGGCAAGGCTATCGTCGCGTGGGTGGTGGACTGGTGCCAATGCCGAGGTCAAACGAACAACGAGAAACTGGTGGATCTGGCACCCGCCGCGTTCGTCGCGCTCGGGGTCAAACTGGAACGGGGAGTCCAACGGGTTAGAGTCACCGTCATCGAGTAGCAGGAGGGAGGCAGTCGTGTTTGAGATTCGCAGCATCAACGGAGCGCACCTAAAGGCGATCCTCGCGAAGAACTATCCATCCCTGTATACGATCGCGCTGCCGCGTCTGGCACGCGATCTCGGGATCGGCAAGCGCACCCTCTACGCCTATATCCAAGAGGAGCGGCGCGTGCCTGAGAGCGTAGAGGAGCGCATCATAGAACTGTTCGGCGAGGTGCCCGCCTCTGGCTGGAGAGTGGTGACCGCCGACTTCATCCGCCGCGATCAGCGCGAGCCGATCGCCATCACGACACAGCCGGTCGCTGCCCTACCGCTAGAGGTCGAGGCGGATGCTGGATGGACTGAGATCGCAAAGGCGAGCGTGCAGGCGGTAGCAGTCAG